CATTGGTCTGCAATGGGATTTGATTTAGGTGAAACAGTTGATGAAAATGGAAACAAAGACTATAAAGGTTTCTTTATTTATGCCGATAGAGAATCATTACAATCTATTGAAGATGTAGCTGCATTTATTGCTGATTTATTAGATGAGCAAAAGAAAGGTAATTTACCTTATGATTTATTATTCTTATGGGACTCAATTGGGTCTATTCCATGTCAGATGTCTATCGATAAGAATACTAATTCACCAATGTGGAATGCAGGTGCAATGTCTCAACAGTTTGCCAACTTTATTAATCAAAGATTGATTATGTCTCGTAAAGAGTCACAAGCATACACTAATACAATGCTTTGTGTAAACAAAGTATGGGTTGAACCCGCACTTATGCCAATGGCTCAGCCAAAACTCAGGAATAAAGGCGGCGACAGTATGTTTTTTGATGCCTCATTCATTATTACCTTTGGTAACGTAACTAGTCCTGGTACTCAAAAAGTAAAAGCTACTAAAAACGGTAAGGAAATTGAATTTGCTCTAAAAACAAAAGTATCTTGTGATAAAAATCACGTAACAGGTGTGACAGCCAAAGGTACCATTGTAAGTACAGCTCACGGGTTTATTAAAAATTCACCTAATGAGATAAACAAATATAAAAAAGAACACTCTAAAAATTGGGCTAGTATCTTAGGAAGCGATGATTTTGATATCGTTGAAGAAGAAAACCTTGACTTTTTAGGAGTAGACACATCTGAAATTTAATTATGAATTACAAAGATCTTTTAAACAATATAAAAGAAGATTCACAAAGTGAGGCCCTACATTTAAATAGTAGGGTCTTATTGGTGGATAGTATGAATACTTTCCTGAGATCATTCGCTGTTATAAACAGCACAAACACACAAGGAACACACGTTGGGGGTATGATTGGGTTTTTAAGATCATTAGCTTATGTAGTTAATTTAGTACAACCTACTAGAGTAATTTGTGTTTTTGATGGTGAAGGAAATACTACAAATAGAAAACATTTGTATGCTGATTACAAAGGTAATCGTAAATTAAAAAGAGTAACAAATTGGTCTTCATTTGATAATTTAGAAGAAGAATCTGCTTCATTATCTCAACAAATGTTAAGATTAATTGATTATTTAAAAACATTACCTATTAGTATTATAACTAGAGATAAATTAGAGGCAGATGATTTAATTGGTTATCTAGCCCCTAGATTTAATTCTTCTATTATAATGTCAGCCGATCAGGATTTCTTACAATTGTGTAGTGATAGTGTACAAGTATATTCCCCAATTAAGAAGAAATTCTATGGACCTAAAGAGGTATTTGATGAGTATGGATTATGGCCTCAAAACTTTATTAACTATAAAGTACTAATGGGTGATAGTTCTGATAATTTACCTGGAGTAAAAGGATTAGGTCCTAAAAAATTATATAAATTATTTCCTGAAATTACAGGAGATAGAAAAGTAACTTTACAAGAAATTATCCAAAAAGGGCATGATAAGCATGAAGAAAATGGAATTTATGGTAATGTTTATTTATTTAAAAAACAATTAGAAATAAATGAACAGTTAATGTCATTAGAAAACCCTAATATTCCTGATTATGATACTGAAGTATTAGAAAATTTATTATTAGAAGATCCTTATACTTTAAACCAAGCAAGATTCTGACAGTTACACAAATCAGATTTACTAGAAAGACAAATATCTCCCAACATAGAATTTTGGATCCAGAATAATTTTTCATATCTTACAAATTACAAACATAAAAAATAAAAGTTATATAAATGGTTGCATTTTCGTCCCTTAAGGATTACGGTCCTAATTTTCAAATAAAAGTAATCAATTCTTTACTAAAAAATAAAGCATTTTTACTTAATGTCAGAGACATTATTGATGATAGCCATTTCGAACATCCTGGTCATAAGTGGGTTTTAACTGAAACTTTAAAATACTTTGACAAATATCATACAACTCCAACCTTAGATACTTTAAAAATTGAGGTTAAGAAAATTGATAATGATATTTTACAAACAGCTGTAAAAGAACAATTAAAACTAGTTTACACTACTCAATATGATGATCAAGAGTATGTTGAAGAAGAATTTGCTAATTTCTGTAAAAACCAATTACTAAAAAACGCCTTAATTGACTCAGTAGACTTATTAAAAAGTGGTCACTATGATGATATTAGATTACTAATTGATAATGCTTTAAAAGCAGGTGCTGATAAAAATCTAGGTCATGAGTATAAAAAAGATATTGAATCTCGTTATAGAGAATCAAGTAGAAAAGTAGTACCTACACCTTGGGCTGTATTAAATACATTATTACAAGGTGGTTTAGGTGGTGGTGATTATGGTTTAATTTATGGTGGTCCTGGTGGTGGTAAATCATGGGATTTAGTAGCATTAGGTGCATTTGCTGGTTCATTAGGTTATAAAGTAATTCACTATACTTTAGAATTAGGTGAAGATTATGTTGGTAAAAGGTATGATGCTTATTACACAGGTATTTCCGTAAGTGATGTTCACAATTACCAAGATAAAATTAAAGAATTATTAGAAGAATATGACGATAATATTATCATCAAAGAATACCCTTCTAAAGGAGCATCATTAACTACAATTAAATCACACATTCAGAAAACAATGGATTTAGGTTTTACACCTGATTTGATTTTAATTGATTATGTAGATTTATTAAAACCACCTTCAAGACGTAAGGAAAAGAAGGAAGAAATTGATGATCTTCATTATGGAACTAAAGGTTTAGCCAAAGAATTAAATTTACCCATTTGGTCTGTTTCACAAGTAAATAGAGCAGGTGCTAAAGATGAAATTGTAGAAGGTGATAAATCAGCAGGTTCATATGAAAAACAAGCCATTGTAGATTTTGGTATGTCCCAATCAAGATTGAAAAAAGACAAAACAGAAGGTACAGGAAGGTGGCACATTCAAAAGAATCGTTATGGTCCTGATGGTATGACTTATAATGTCAATATTGATACTTCTTGTGGTCATATTGAAGTGCTAGGAGAGTATGATGATACTGAAGATTACAAAAATCAACCACAAGCTCCTGCATCTAAATTTGGAGGAATTACCTCTAATGAGAAGAATGCAATGAGTGATCTATTCAAAAACTTTAGTTTAAGCAATGGATCTGAATAATATTTATAACCACGTTTTTAAAACTTAAAATTTATGTCATTAATCGATAGAAGAGATTTCTACAAACCATTCGAATACCAAGAAGCATTCGATTTTTATTTAGACCAACAACGTTCACACTGGCTAGCAGATGAAGTACCTCTAGCATCTGATCTAAACGATTGGAAACAAAAACTTACAGAATCCGAAAAAAACTTAATCGGTAATATTTTAAAATCATTTGCACAAACTGAAGTGCATGTAAATGATTACTGGTCTTCTAAAGTTTCACAATGGTTTCCTAAACCTGAAATTGTAGCTATGACTTCTACTTTTGGTTCATTTGAAGCAATCCACGCTCAAGCATACGCTCGTTTAAATGAAGCCTTAGATTTAGAAGATTTTAAAGCATTTTTAGAAGATGAAGCAGCTTTAAGTAAAATTGAGCGATTAACTGAAACCCCAATGGGAACTCTAAGTGAAAAAGCGCAATCACTCGCTATATTTTCTGCATTCACGGAAGGTGTTAATTTATTTTCTTCATTCGCAATTTTAATGTCTTTTCAACTGAGAAATTTAATGAAAGGTACAGGACAGATAATAGAATGGTCTGTAAGAGATGAATCATTACATTCAAAAGCAGGATGCTGGTTATTTAGAACTTTATTAGATGAAATGCCCGAACTTGATACTGAAGAATTAAGAAATAAAGTAACAGAAGCATGTCATTTATCAGTACAATTAGAATTTGATTTTATTGAAAAAGCATTTGAAATGGGTGAAGTAGAAGGTTTGAACAGAGCTCAATTACAAAACTTTATTAAATCTCGCTCAAATGAAAAAATGATTGAATTAGGTTATAATGCAGTTTATAATGATATTGATCCTAACTTATTAAAACAAATGGAATGGTTTGGTCATTTAACATCAGGTAAAACCCACCAAGATTTCTTTGCAGGAAGAGTAACAGATTATGCCAAATCAACTTCAGATTGGTCAGACTTATAAAAATTAATTAACAACATGAGCGTACACGTAGACACAACCCACTGGGTTAAAGGGAAAAACTATCCTGAATGGATGGATCAAATAGGATTAGATATAGTTTCAAATGGGTATCTTTTACCTGAAGAAGATGTGTTTAAAGCTTTCTTAAGGGTAAGTAAAGCATCAGCTCGCCGATTAAAACGTAAGGATTTACAACCTTTATTTTATGAAGCATTAACTAAAAATTGGTTATGTTTAGCATCTCCTGTATTATCAAATATGGGGACAGAAAGAGGTATGCCTATTTCATGTTTTGGAATTGATGTTGAAGATTCAATTGAAGGAATTGCAGGTTCTAACTCAGAATTAATGAGATTAACTTCACAAGGTGGTGGAGTAGGTATTGGTTTATCTAGAATTAGAGGTAGAGGTAAACTTATTAAAGATAATGGAACATCTGAAGGAATTGTGCCTTGGGCTAAAATGTTTGACTCAACAATCTTAGCTACTAATCAAGGATCAGTTCGTAGAGGAGCAGCTTCTGTAAACTTATCAATTAATCACCCAGATATTGAAGAATTTTTAGGAATTAGACGACCAAAAGGTGATGTTAACAGACAGTGTTTAAATTTACACCAATGTGTTTCTATTGATGATGCCTTTATGAATAGACTTGAGGAAAGAGAACCAAAAGCCTTAAAACTATGGGGTGAAATTTTAAAAACACGTTTAGAGACAGGTGAACCTTATATTATGTATGAAGATAATGTTAATAACGCTAATCCTCAGGCATATAAAAACAATAACCTTAAAGTAACAATGACGAACATTTGTTCTGAAATTGCACTTTATACAGATGAATTACACTCATTTATTTGTTGTTTATCTTCGTTAAATCTTGCGAGATGGGATGAATGGAAAGATTATAAGTTTGAAAATGGTATGAATCTACCTGAACTATCTACATGGTTTTTGGAAGGAGCATTACAAGAATTCATTGACCGTGCTAAAAACATTAAATTCTTTGAGAATACTGTACGTTCTGCTACCAAAGGTAGAGCAATTGGTTTGGGAGTATTAGGATGGCATACATTCTTACAATCTAAAGGATTACCATTTACTGGAATACCAGCTGATACTTACACTAGATTAATGTTTGATTTTATTGAGCAAGGAGCATTAAAAGCCTCTCGTGAACAAGCAGAATTATATGGAGAACCAGAATGGTGCCGAGGAACAGGATTAAGACATTCACATCATTTAGCTATTGCACCAACAGTATCAAATGCTCATATTTCAGGTGGTGTTTCACCATCAACTGAACCAATTCCTGCTAATGTTTATAACTTAAAAACAGCAAAAGGGGTATTTATTAAGAAAAATAGAATATTAGAAGAAGTATTAGCATCTAAGGGATATAATATTGATAGCATTTGGGATCAAATCCTAAAAGATAAAGGATCTGTATTAGGTTTACCTGATTATATTTTATCTCCTGAAGAAAAAGAAATATTCTTAACATTTAAAGAAATCAATCAATTAGAGTTAGTAAGACAAAACGGAATTAGACAAAAATATGTAGATCAAGCAATGTCTTTAAACCTTTCATTTGATCCTAATGATACCCCTAAATTTATTAGTTTAGTACACAAAGAAGCTCATAAATTAGGTATAAAAACATTGTACTATCTTCGTACTGAATCAGTATTACGTGGAGATAATTTACAAAGAACCAATGAAAGTTGTGTATCATGTGAAGGATAAAAACAGATAAAATCACTTAAAAAGAAGCCCTGGATACCCCAGGGCTTTTTATATTTATACCAAAATAGTTCGTGTTAATATTGTTTTATTATTAGGTTATATTTTAATCAATTTAAAAAACATATTATTATGGGATTTTTTAGTATTTTCAAAAAATCAAATGATTACAACGAGAAAGTTGTCATTGGTTTTTTATCATTCGCAGTAATGGTAATTGTAATCGCAGTAGACCTAGTTACAGGTTATCTAGGTAATGAATTAAAATTAAACGAGTATATTTTTGATTCGTTTATGTACATAACATTAGGTAGTTTTCTTCCTGACGTGATTGAAAAGTTTGCAGGTTTTAGAAATAATAAACCTAATAACGATAACTAAGATGGTAAAGTCACCTATTTCATTTGCACAGTTTGCAAAAGATCCAGTTAAGGGACTTTTGTTTATGGTGATCCTAGCAGTAGGATACCTATATGTTGATAACAGAACTAATTATACTTCTCAAATTGAAAAATGTGAGAAGAATGTAATTGAGTTAAATGTAAAAGTAGATAATCTTCAAAACAGAGTTAGAAGAAGTGATAGTATAATGGCTGTAGCTACTGCAAGATTAGAAGCAATAACTGGAGTAACACCTAAATAATATGAGAAAGTATTTTATTTTATTGGCTTGTCTAGCAATTGTATCATGTAAACAAGCAGAAGAGGAATGCTGTCCTGAAAATCCTATTCAAGATTCAGTAATGGTAGAGTCATCAAATGTTGTACTTGAAGATTCAACTGTAACTAAAATTACACAAACTTTAGAAAAAAGTGCAAATGTAGAGGATAACATTAAATGTATTGTTAAAGATAACGTAGTATTACATAAACAAAATACAGATCTTACTAAGGAGCTAAAAACAACAAAAGATTCTTTAGATAAAGTTACATTTGAATTAAAAGAAACAAAATTAAAATTACCGAAAAAAAGAAGCTTTTTCCAAAAAGTACTAGGAGTAGCAAAAGATTCAATTGAGGTAAAACAAATAGATACAGTACAAACAAAATAAGAATTAAACAATGAGTCTAAAGAGTCTACAAGAAAAAATAGGAACAACACCTGATGGGGTATTTGGTCCAGGTACAATGAAAAAAGCAATGGAGTATTATAAACTAACTCCAGTAAGAGCAGCACACTTCTTTGCTCAAACAGCACACGAAACAGGGGGTTTCAAACTATTTTCAGAAAACTTAAATTATTCAGCAGATGGATTACAAAAAATATTTGGTAAGTATTTTCCTGGCAATTTGGAAGAGAGTTATGCCAGACAGCCAGAAAAGATTGCAAATAGAGTCTACGGTTCAAGAATGGGCAACGGAGATGAAAAATCAGGAGATGGCTTCAAATTCAGAGGAAGAGGAGCACTCCAATTAACTGGTAAAGATAACTATACAGCCTTTGCTCAGTACCTACAAAAGCCAGAGATCATGACTACTCCTGATCTAGTAGCAACTACTTACTCTTTTGAATCAGCAATGTTCTTCTTTGATAAAAACAAATTGTGGTCAATTTGTGATAAAGGAATTAATGATGCAGCTATTTTAGAATTAACTAAAAAAATAAATGGTGGTACACATGGATTAGAGGATAGAAATCAAAAAACTAAAAAGTACTACGAATACGTAAAATAGGTAAAATATAAGATGAAAACATCACTATTAATTACATTATCATTGTCAACAGTATTAGCCTTTATTGGTACTTATTTTTTCAACTTAACCGCAGATAACATAGAACAATTCCTAGCAGTAGGATTGATTATATTTGCTGATGGATTTTTCGGTGTTTGGGCTGGAATAAAAAGAGAAGGATTTCAAACCTTTAAAGCCTTAAAAGTATTAAAGACCTATGGTTTCTGGACAATTATGCTTGCATGTATATTAGCAATTGAAAAAGGATTTGCAGGCACAAGTTGGTTAAGCGAAACAATTATGGCACCTTTTATGATATTTCAATTAATATCAGTACTAAAAAATGCATCAATGGTAGGTATTGTACAGAATGAATTACTTACACAAATATTGGATAAACTAGACAAACATAAAGGAGAAAGAGATGTTTAAAGATAAACAAAATATATTACTATTAATTATAGTTGTACTGGTAGGGTGGAACTTACTTAATACAGGTAGAATTAAAACTGATATTAATAGTTATAAAGACAAAATAGAATCAATTCAAACAAAAGTAGATTCAGCAAAAACTATTAATTCAAATATAGATTACAAAATAGATTCAGTACATCAGAAAGTAATTACAATTAACAAAGAAGTACACCATATAGATAGAACAATAACAATTGTAAAACAAAAAACAAATGAAAAAATTAATACTGTTGACAAGTTTTCTAATCCTGAGTTGGAATACTTTTTCTCAAACCGCTACAACCCTTCCCTTAACGATAAAAAGTGATACTACAAAGGTTTGCTTACCAACTCCAATAGCCAGACAAGTAGCTAAGGATTTACTTCGTTTAGATGGATGTAAGGAAGAAGTTAAACTTTTAGAATCTAAAATTCAAAGATTAGAAGACATTTCTAAAGTTAAGACTGTTATGCTAGAAATGCATGAAGATAAGGATAAGAATAGTCAATTCATTATTGGACAGTTAGAATTACAAGTACAACAATATGATAAACTTTCAGATGATTTACGTAAAGAGCTTAAACAGCAAAGGACAAAATCTTTTCTATGGAAGTTAGGAACAGGTATAGGAATTATAGCCTCATCATTCCTACTTTTACAATAAGTTTGGCTCCCTAAGGGAGCCTTCGTACATTTAAGTATTAAAATAAAAGTTATGATATACAATCCTTCTTGCTCACAAGAACAATTAGAGAAAAAATTTAAAAAGTTACGTAAACTAAATTACAATGCTTTTAGATGGTGGAGAATGTATGATGATCCTAAACCATTATTACCTAAGCAATCCCCCCTATTAGACAGGATTAAAAATGGTGATTTTGATTATTCTCACTACAATTATCAAGCTATGTGGTGTGAGCATGAAATGAATAAAGTTCACGATAAGTTTGGGTTTGAAGATATGGGACGTTATGTAGCAGAAACTTCATTACTTCGTTCACGTAGAAAACGTTTATTAGAAGATCATTATAAGGAAGAAGATAATAGGTTAGAATCAATTACTATTGAATTATCAAAAGCCTTTAGAATCACTAAAGATGAAGTAAAAACTCTGATGGGGGAATTTGATGGTACGCTAGAAGAGTTGTACATTCACTTACAACAAAAATACCCTTACAATAAATTTTATTTACCAAAATCATTAAAACATTTACAATCACGTTATGATTAAAATTTCACATGAATTACCACTCAGCTTACTAGAATATAGTAATGATTGGAACGATTATGAGTATTGTTTACCACATCTACTAGACAAACACTCAGATTACAGACAATATTTTTTAGACTCTAGAGAAAGAGACAGATTCATTATTATGGATAATGGTCTTTTTGAGGGAGTAACTCACACTACTCAAGATCTACTTGACAAAATTGATTTAATTAAACCAGATATCTTTATTGTTCCTGATGAATGGAATGATTCAGCAATTACGGCTAAAAACGCTAAACATTGGTTACAATATAAGATGCCAATGCGTACCAAATTAATGGTAGTATTGCAAGGAAAAACCGTGAGTGACATACATTTATTATATAAACAATGTATAGATTTGGGTTATACACATTTTGCTTTTAATCATTCATCTATTGTTTATCAAGAATTAGGTGGATCAGAAAATGCCTTAGCTAATCAATCTGTTGGAAGAGTATTATTAATCCAATATTTGTTATCACAAAATGTAATTAAAGAACACCATTACATCCATTTATTAGGAGCTTCAACACCACAAGAATTTACATTCTACAGAGATGCAGTACCTAATTTAGTTAACTCAGTTGATACTTCAAATCCAATTATTTGTGGTGCTTTAGGTATTAGATATACTGAATTTGGTTTATTAGAAAAACCAAAGGAAAAAATTGAAGAATTTATGGAAGAAAATTTGGATTCTAAATTAGAAGATATTATATTTAATGTAAATAAATTTAAAGAATTTTGTAAACAATGATAAAGTTTTATTTAATACAATTAATTAATCGCCCACTTAGATGGTTTGGGTATAGTTATCAAAGAATGGCTGAATTTGATCCTGAAACTTTTGAGGTAATTTATCACCCTTGGAAATTAGAAAAATTAAAGAAATGAGTGAAGTTATAAATCATATTTGCGGGGCTTGTGGGGAAAATCATCCCCACATTTTCAACTTATCTGCTCTTTTAGTTGGAGTAGCAGGATATTTTTCATATATTAAATTTGCAATAAAAAATAAATTAAAGTTATGGACAAAAAATTAGTATCATTATTAATAAAATCGTCACCAAGTTCGATTTTTACAAAACAAAACGTATTAGAAATTATTAATTTAATTACAGAACCAGTTATGGAAAAAACAGTAGAACAGAAACCTTACATGATGTCATTGTATGACTATTTAGGCCGAGCAGCAGGAAAACAATTAGGAGCCGAAGTATGTGCTACTGCCACTGCATTAAAAGAAGTTATTGAAGATAGATATGTTGAAAATCCTGCTTATAAAGGAAATGTACATTTATATCGTAGAGAATTTTTAGATGAATATTTTGGAAAAAAAGTTTATGAAGGAGAACAAAAATAAGAAACACGTTGTAGTATCCCTTTCGGGAGGTATGGACTCAAGTACATTATTACTTAGATGTCTAAAAGAGTATGATAGTGTAACAGCTATCTCATTTGACTATGGTCAAAAACATAGAGTAGAGTTAGAGAGAGCTCAATCGTTGGTGAATTATGTTAATTCCTACTCTAATGATGATGGAGAATCTAATGGAGAAAGTTATGAACCTATTAATTATCGCCAAATCCAATTAAACGGATTAGTTGATTTATTAGATTCAGCTCTAGTAACAGGAGGTGAAGATGTACCTGAAGGTCACTATGCTGCAGATAATATGAAAGCAACTGTTGTTCCTAACAGAAACAAAATATTTGCTTCTATTTCTCAAGCAGTAGCTTTATCAGTTGCAAATAGAACAGGAGAGACTTGTGATATTGCTTTAGGTATTCATGCTGGAGATCATGCAATTTATCCTGATTGTAGACAAGAATTCAGAGATGCAGATGATTATGCTTTTAGAGTAGGAAACTGGAATGCTGAAGGAGTAAATTATTTTGCACCTTACTTACAAGGAGATAAGTTTACTATTTTACAAGACGGAGAAGTATTATGTAAAGAATTAGGATTAGATTTTGATGAAGTTTATTCAAGAACTAATACTTCTTATAAACCAATCTTTATAGAATATGCTCCTGCTTCATCTCGAGTAGAGGAAGCCCTTAGAACTAAATTTGGAGAATGGTACTCAGACTATAAATCAGCTTCATCAGTTGAAAGAGTAGAAGCATTTATCAAATTAGGAAGAAAAGATCCAGCTCCTTATGCTGACGAAACAGGACCAGTAACATGGGAACATGTAGTAGAAGAAGTAACAAAAGTATTAGAAGCACATAAAATATAAATTATGAACGATAAAACAAATTTCACAGGGTATAGCCAAACCCTAGGAGTAACATCAGGTAATACAACCCTTACAACAAACTGTAACGGAGCAATTAATACCTACAGCGATGGTATGTGGGCAACTCCACTTAACAATGGAAGCGGCTTAACTTACAGTAACGGAAGTGACTATAATTCATTATCAACATTAATAACAAATCAAAATAACATGGTAAAACAAGTAAAAGTAGCTGTATTTACAGTAGAAAGAAACGAAGACAATAAAGTAACATCTGCAAAGTTAGTTAAAGAACTATGGGTAGAGGTTAAAAACGGTTCCTCACTGGAATTAGCCGTTGCTAAGGAACTCGATAAAGACTTTGATCCAAGTACTACAGTAGTAAGAGAAATCTACTCAGTTACGTTCTAATATGGGATTCTACAGAAAAAAGCCAGTCGAAATTGAAGCAATTCAATACAATAATTTGAACCGAGAAGAAATTGAAAAATTTGTAGGTAAAAAACTTTATCAAGAATTGGAAAGTGAAACTGCTTATTTAGCTGGGAAAGGCGCACCAATTTTTAGTATTTCAATTGAGACAAAGGAGGGAATAATGAAAGCATTCCCAAACGATTGGATTATCAAAGAACCATTTCCAACTGGGGACAGAGATTTTTATCCATGCAAACCAGATATTTTTGAAAAAACTTACGACGAAGTTTGGGATTAATAATTAATAACCTGTACCCTTGAAAAACTCGTATTTAAAGATAAGCAGGTTAGCTCGAAATAAAAGGGTAATAGAATAAGAGTAAAAATAAAAACTACTTGAGTAAGTGGGAGTGGTCAATCAACAACCCAAAGAAGTTTCAGGTAAATCAATATGATAACAGGACGGGCGAGCCTATATATGTAAGTAGCAAGTTAATGTGTTTTTTCAAGGATTGAATAGTTTTTAACATTAGCGAAAATAAATTAAGGTTTCTATTCTTATTATATATTTATAGCCACAAAAAATAAAATGATACAAGTTCAAAACATACATCAGTTAAATAGCACAGCGCAGAGAACCATTAGTATATGGTCGGATTCGTTATGTGGAGATGTTCTTGTGGGCTTTACGTATAATAACGAACCGAAACAAGACACCGATTTGGGATGATATAAGAAATTATAACATATAAATTCTACTAAGAAGCCCAAATCAATAAAAAGATTTGGGTTTTTTTTATAGAAAAATTTGGATACATAAAAAAAACTTCGTATATTACGAATGTTAAAAAGATAAAGAGTTCATTGACATATTGGATAAAATTAAGGAGAGGTAAGCCAAGTCGGTCTACGGGTCGCGGTCTTGAAAACCGTTGGGTGTAACAGCCGTGTGAGTTCGAGTCTCACTCTCTCCGCAATATTGGGTTATAGTGTAATGGTTAGCACAAAACACTTTGACTGTTTTAGTCTAGGTTCGAGTCCTAGTAACCCAACAAATAAGCACAAGTATTGAAAGCACAGCCCAACACCTGATCAGTAAGTAGGCCTGCAAGTAAAGAAAGTATTATCAGTAAGTAGTGGAGAAATCCATATGGAGAAAACGATGCAAGACATGAGTACAGGGAACCAGCCCGATGGCTCTACTTACGAATATTTCTAGTAGCGAAGCTAGGTTACATGCCTCACTTGGACTGAGGAGTACGCAGGTTCGAATCCTGCCTATTAGACAATAAGACTGTTACTAATTTATAGATCACCGCCTAATAAGCACCGACGCATAGAATTAGATACTCCCTCGAAGCTCATGTGGACGGGCACTCCGCTTTTAACGGAGGGGTAGATGGTTCGAGGCCATCCGGGGGAACAAAGAGAAAAGCAGAAGTTAATAATATCTGCGGCGATTAGCTCAGTTGGTTAGAGCACCGGCGTAGAGCCGGAGGTCACAGGTTCGAGTCCTGTATTGTCGTAATAAAATAATGTATGCAGTAAAAGGTTCCGGAAGTGTAGCAACCTGATAAATTGAATAGTTGCAAATGTTCTTTTTAGTGAAGTTGAGTTCTACAAGGATTCGCGGTCTTAGGTAGAATGTTCCTTTTACACTCTTAACTTGCCTCGTTGGCGTAATGGAAGCGTATTTGTTTTACATGCAAAGGGCAGTGGTTCGATTCCACTACGAGGTACTAATATTGGTTCACACTATACCACATAGGAAAGGAAGTGTAATTGGGTAGCAAAAGTCGTCTTGGATACGGCAGCCGGTCTGTAAAATCGGTCCTCACGGGAGTGGTTCGAGTCCACTGCTGCCCACATAGTGTTGACTTCAGGTTCCCAGTAGGGAAGTACACTTAAATAAAACAAGCACGGGGAAAGTGTCGACTTAAGAAACGGCAAGTACCAACGAAGGGAGTACGGGTCTTTTGTATAGCTGGTGCGTACGCTAGTCTGAAGAACTAGAGGAGCAGGTTCGATTCCTGCAGGACCCACTTTATTAACCTTGGACTTGTAGCTCAGAGGCAGAGCGTTCACCTGTTAAGTGAGGGGTCGGGATTTCGAAATTCCCCAAGTCCGCAAAAATTGCTCCTATAGTAGAATGGTTAGCACACATCTCTGATAAGGATGAGATCAAGGTTCAATTCCTTGTAGGAGTACAAAAATGGAGAATAGTCTAATATTGGTTCGTAGTGGCATCCTGCTAAGATGTTCCTGGTAAAACAGGTGAGGGTTCGATTCCCTTGTTCTCCGCAAAAGTAAAGCATGGTGGATAATTGCTATTAATTTGGCATGAATAGGTTCGAGTCCTATAATACTTTTTTAAAAACCTGTTCCCCGTCCTCACAAAGCATCTAAGGAATGCAGGAGTAGAATAGTACGTTCGGGGCCTTAGTGGTAAGACACTTTAGAAAATCCAAAGTACAAAGATAAGTTAGCGGGTTCTTATCAAACATCGAGAGGTCAAGGACCATGGACGGCTCATATCCGACCATAGAATGGAGCGTTACCATTTCTCGGTACTATATGGTGTTCGAAGCTTTTTAGTGAAGTGCAAGATTGTGGATCTTGAGAAGACGGGGCAGTACCGTCCTTACACCCAAAATTAAAGTTAACAGTCAAATACGGCTAAGGTGCACGAGTCAATGATATAAAGACTGCTAACTTTAATAAACATCCCTGTGGTGAAATGGTAAACACACTATCTTTAAACGGTAGCGCTTAGGCTTGTGGGTTCGACTCCCACCAGGGATACAAATTGCTCTTATAGTTCAACGGATAGAACACTTGACTACGGATCAGAAGATAGGGGTTCGAATCCTCTTAGGAGTACAAAACATAATTACAAAGTGTAGGTAGACAGACGTGGAGAGACGGGTCACAAGGGTACACACTAAGGATAAGTAGAAATACTCAGCTCTCTAATGGTGTGTGAAGTTAGCTTGAAGGGTGATAACTCCCTATAACAAGATTCCTGATAAAGTCTATTAATTATGTTTTATTTGCCCTGTTAGTTAAACGGATATAACAAATCTCTTCTAAAGATTAATTCTAGGTTCGATTCCTGGATGGGGTACAAAAAAATCGTATACCAAAGTTTCCCGTTTAGGATGCAACTTTAGAGTATTAAGGTGAACCGGCCATTCACCGTAGGTTAAACGATATCCTACAAATGCGTTCCACAGACAAGGTGTCGGTGCGGTCTCCAAAACTGTCACGGCGGGGTTCGATTCCTCGGGTTCGCGCAAAATAAATTAATTATGAAAAAACAATTTGACAATCATTAGGTAACAAAAACCTAATGAATTATGACAAACAAAGAGTACAGAGTAAAACGAATGAAGCAGTCTTATGACTATTGCTACATTTGTCAAAAAAGAAACGGAAGCTGGTATTATGATTGTTCACCAACTTTTGTACATGGTAGACATGGAAGCGGAAAGCCAATTGAATCTTATAAACAAAGAAGATTTAGAAGCTGGAAATACAATCGAAAAACACAGTACAAACCTTTAAAATAAGTTATCATGAGTAAGTACAAAAAAACACTCGTAGTGGATTCAAGCTTTATTGCAAGAAGTATTATTCCGACTGAAAGAGCATTCGTGATTTCATATAAAGGTAATGCAGAAATAATAGCTGAACACCCAGAAACTTTTGGATTAGTAAATCCAGAATTAATAATTAATAAACCATCTATTATTAGAGTTTATAAATTTGTAAAACAAAACATATTAAAAGTACCTCTTACAAGAGAAAATGTCTATAGAAGAGATAACTATGAATGTGTTTATTGTGGAAGTGGAAATATAAAAACATTAACACTTGATCACGTTATTCCTCAATCAAAAGGAGGAAAAGATAGTTGGGATAACTTAGTTACAGCTTGTAGAAGATGTAATCATGAAAAAGCAGATTTATCATTAGAAGAATACGGAAAAGAAATACCAACTCCTTACCGTCCACATTATCTAATGTTAATGAAACAAATGGATGATATTCCAAAAGAATGGGAACATTTTTTATTTTTCTAGTAAAAAAGTTTGGATATTAAAAAATAAGTTCGTATATTTAAGTATTAGAAAGAGAAATTATGTATTGTGAATTTGAAGAAATATTAGGAAAAACAATAATACACATTAAGTCTGATTCGGACTATATACAATTTACTTGTAATGATGGTGATAGGTTTAGTATGTACCACTCACAAGATTGTTGTGAAAGTGTATATGTTGAAGACATAGTTGGCGATTTGGATGATTTATTAAATTCTCCAATATTAATGGCAGAAGAAATCATTAATGATAATGAGAATCCGGAAGGTGTCCCAACGAAAGAATACCAAGATTCATTTACTTGGACTTTCTATAAATTGGCAACAATGAAAGGATATGTTACTATTAGATGGTACGGAGAATCAAACGGATATTACTCAGAAAGAGTAACTTTTAGTAAAAATTAAAACACCTGCTACGTAACGCACGATCGACGACACGTACTATCTGGAAGGTCAGGTCAGGTGAAAATGGTCCTCAGGCTGATGGTTAAGCTTAGGTTCGACCCTCTACCAAATGTGCTACACCCACAGATGGACATCGAGAGGGAGCTACCGATTGATAAGTGACCGCACATGCGGTAAAAAGCCCCTATAGAGGAACAGAAGACTCGCTCGGTTTAGGCCCGAGAGCTTGCAGGTGCAACTCCTGCTAGGGGTACAATAGTAGAACTGGGTTACCAGATATGGGTAGACTTCATGTCTCAGAAGGATCGGAGTACTGGTCGCCTACAAAGAATATTAGAGTTAGCTTATAGTAAAGCATCAGGTAGTAAATCTGAAGAACGGATACGAAAACCGGCTCTAATTAAATGCCTCTAAAGCATAAATGGTGATGCACTTGTTTTGTACACAAGATAACAGGGTTCGATTCCTTGTAGAGGCTCAATAATTGCGGGTATAGTGTTTAACGGTCTAAGCACGTGGGCCTTCCAAGTCTGAAGTTTCGGTTCGAATCCGAATATCCGCTCAAAATGACCCGTTAGTGAAGAGGTTAACACGTATCACTTTCTATGATGAGGCATGGGTTCGAATCCCATACGGGTTACAATTGGGGCTATAGTATAACGGCTATTACAATGGTTTTGCAAATCATAAATTGGAGTTCGATTCTCCATAGCTCCACAACAAGGTCCTATAGTTAAATGGCTATAATGTATCCCTGTCACGGATAAGTTCGGAGTTCGATTCTCCGTAGGACCGCAACATCGCGAGTTAGACTGGAGATGGTCCCAGCTTGGTCTCATAAGCCAAACCACGTCGGTTCGAATCCGGCACTCGCTACTAATTGTCCTTTTAGCTCAGTCGGTTAGAGCAGCTCGCTCATAACGAGAAGGTCACAGGTTCGAATCCTGTATAGGACACTAAATTTTATCCATTATGAGGTCAATTCCTTCGTCTCCAATGTAGATTAGCTATTAGCTAATTTATGACTCAGAAATTGAGAATTTGGAGAGTAGTCCCTACCAGTAAGACTGGTGTTCAGGCTCCCACGTTTTTTGTAGAAACTACAGAGAACGGTAGAGAAGAAGCAGTAGCATCTGCAAACCGCCAAGCAAGACAGAGGTCAGGTTTGGGTAAGTTTAACAATTGGTATTTTGAATTAACTAAAATGAATGTCAGAGTTGACAAACATGGAAAGTATATTCGTCATCACCAATAAGAAAATATTCGGAGAAAGATTTGGATATCTGGATCTTTCTTCGTATATTAAA